AGATCGCTTTATCACCATCACTATTCACAAACCTAGTGTTCAAAGGATTGTCACCATACACTTGAACAGCCATATCATAGAAATTTTGCATAACATTCTGTACTATAAGATCATAGTTCTTTTCTTCATCAAGAGTTTGGGTATTAGACATCTGAATGCTATTCTCAACACTTAGATTAGATTTATAAGGACTAGCATATCCTAGCTTATCCGGATTATAATTCATTACTATTACTGCATCATTCTTAATTTCCTGCAGTGTTCTACGTCTAGCTTCAATATCAATCATATTGGATAGATTGATAGCTTTGATAGCATTTAATTGAGCATCGTTTAAACCCATACCCTCTGAATCTACTGCTAGTATCTTAAAGTTCTTCAACTCTGTCATGAACTGTTCAGGTGTCTTTTTACCTAAAGCTTTGGTCATCATCTGTAACACTACTCCTAGATTATTGGCAATATCCTTATCCAATAAACTATAATGTAGATCATAAGAATATTGCATAGGAATAGCCGGCATCATAGATGATGTGTTGGCAGTATTACCTTGTAATTGTGAAATCCAGCCTCCACTATAAGACAATGGCACTTTATTAAATGGATATACAGTATTCACATATTGATAAGGTACCGGTCTTTCATCTGTATAAACAGATCCCATTATTTCAGTAACTTCCCATATCTCATCTATCCATGTCCAGGCATATTTAATATCGCCTTGTTGTGGTTGCATTACATAATCCTCATCACAATAATATACTTTTACTTCTCCTGTTTCTTGTAACCTATAAACTTCTTTAATCCTTCTTTGGCCCCTGATTTGTCCATGTACAATAGGCATACTACCTTTCATTGTAATTCCAGAAAGGGCATTAGCTCTACCTAATAACTGCAAATAGTTTCTCATTCCATCTCTAGAATCAGTTTCCATACTATTACTACCCATAGGTATATCTCCTCTAGTTACTGCTCCCATAAATCTTCCCTGCACATCATTAGGATGTCCTTGCATATTATCTGCAAAATAGTATTCAGCATTTTTCTGCTCCTTCTTATCAAGATAAGGATAGTATTGAGTTAAGAATTCAACCGGTGTTAACTGATCCCGATATACAATAGCTTCGGCATTTTCAAAGTATCTTTCCTCAGGTTTTTTATATATCTCAGCTTTTAGGATATTCATATTCTCCAAATAAGGTTTGTTGTTTTTAATCCCTTGCTTGAATAATACACCCCCACTGATTGTCATATGCTTATACCCTTCTCTAAATAGCTGCTCTTGCTTATATTCTTTATAGAGAAAATCTTGGAACTTACTAGCTTTTACTTCTAATGGGCTACTATACTCTTTAGCAAATCTATCAAAGATTTCCTCCGGCAACATTGTCTCCGCTTTTTGGCTTGCAACATTCATCAGCTCATCTCTCTGTTCTGGCTTTAACATAAAAGGATCAGAGATATTATTAGCTTGTAATTCTTGTTGGAATAACTGCTGTATTGTAGGCTGGACTATCGAAGCATTTAACCATTCCGATACCTTGCCATTAATCTTTTGTTTCACCAAATTTGCAGCATAGCCACTGGTATCCATTACAGTATAAGTAGTAGGCTTTCCAGCATATACTCCTACCCTATGTTTAGCTACTGGTGCCAGAATAGGGAAATGCCTGTACTTTATATTTTTTGGCAATCCAAAAGGTTCTTGTTTGATTGAATCCTTTATAAATGCTTTACTATGAGCAAAGCCATTACCATTATATAAGTCATAGCATATCTCAATATTCCTACGTTCCATAGCAAAATCTGACATACCGCCTCCAGTCTTGTATAATTTAAATAACTCTCGGAATATCTCTTTACGAGTATCCATATTGTTTTTATCTGATAACATATAGTATAGACTACTATAGTCAAAATACACACTATTACTGTATGTTCGGAAATTCGTAGTCGTAGATCTCAGTAGACTCATTTGCTTGTGAATTAAAAAAGTGATCAAAAACAGTTTCGCCAATCTTCATATCTTCTTCTGGTCGAATATCTTCTATTAATATTTCTTGTTGTAACCAATACATAAGTACTAGCATACAACTTATCGTATCTAAGTTTTTACCCTTCTTAAAAATACTTATCTGTTGAATTTGCATTCTACATAGTATAGTCTGTAATCGAGTAATAGGCTTATCGAATTCATCATACCCTACAATCTCAGTATAAAATTCATTTAACCAAGGTAATGCTGTAGCTTTTCTTTCACCAGTCATTACTAAACCCCATTTGGTTTTTTTCTGATTCCCATCTACAGTATCAATGGCTGCATTAGGAGTAGGTTGTAATAAATGAGTCCATCCTTTTAATCGTGCTAAAGTGTTTATCGGACCAACATTACCCTCAAATAAAGCCATTGCATTATAATACATGGCAAAATAAAAACAGATCTCAATGCCAGCTTCCACTTCATTTCTTCTACATAGTATTGAAGCAACAATAGTACTTTTCATACTATTAGGATCCAAATCTTTACTAGGAGTACCTTTATAAACATATCCTGCAAATATGGATTCCTTACCTTCCTCTCCATCATCTTTTAATGGATCACCAAATACTTTGTATAAATTGCCATGATATTTTCTAGAAGGCAGATCTTTAATAGGATGTTCATAGATCACCGGTACTCCATATAAAGACTTACCATGTCTTTGTGGTTCATGTTCGGTAAGCATCTTATCTTTCAAATTATTGTCCTTAACCCATTTGACAGTCCGACTTACATTATCATAAGTAAAGTTTCCAGTTTCAGCTTCTTTGTAATATTTCTTAGTACGATCTAAATAAATCAAATGACTAGACGCAGCTGCTTTTGGTAAAGTAAGATTGTTATCACTACCAAACATTTCACTATGTATGATAGGATATCTTAACTTCTCTGCAGCTAATTTTTCTGCATCTCCTTTTAATGCTTCTCTCCTTTGTAATAACGCTGTCAATGCTCTAGGTAAGTCTGTATTACCCATTTCATTTTTAGTCTTTCTGTCTACATAATATGCAGGAAGAAATGCCGCTATATCGCTGCCTCCATTTTNNTGCTAAAATATTATTTACTACCGGATTATAAAAATAGTATTGGCTATCTACTACTTTGGTTAACTCCCCTGAAGTGCCTCCCATGTTTTTAGATCCGAATTTTGAATCTATGGCCATACAGGCTTCTTCAAGATCATTACCTCTACGTAAATTCTCATCCTTACCTACCTCATCCCTATTCATTACAGTGTAACGACCTCCAACTCCGGGAGCAGGTCTTTGGGTAGTACTGATAGCCATTTTTAAAGCAGCACCAGATTCACGTTGTTTTGTCTGCTGCTTATCCTTAGCACCACTAACCTTATACTTTATAATATGCTTATAGGTATTACCAGCTTCTAACTTACCTACAGCATTTTGATGAAATACTCCAGGATAACTATCCTCACCATCAATATAAGCTCCTAGCTCATCTCGATGATAGTTGACATTCATCTCAATAACTTTGGCAAAGTCTTCAATATTCTTATCCTCAGGAGATGATATGATAATCATTTTGCCATCTCTATTTTTAGAAGCCTGAAAGTATTCGTCATTATACCTTTTGGCACCATAAAACTTATACTCATGATAAGCAGTACCTAAAGCACTAAAGGTAGTTTTAGTACCACCACGACTACCAAATGTTAATAAGTCTAATGCACGCGTATGATACATGGGTAATCCCATAGCTTCAGGCCATGTCTTTTGTAAATACGTAACTGGATGAAGATATTGCTTTAGTTTGCCATTCTTTTTAAGATAGGATCCATTGGCAATATCTAACCAATACTCATCATCAACTGTTAATGGTTGATCCAAAATCAATTTCTCCAAAGGTTTAAAACAACTGAATTCATCATCTTCTTCATAGCCAGAGAAGCATCTACAAGCCAACCAATTATAGGCACTTATCCATTCTAGATCATGGCAAAATGGCGTTGTAGGAACAAAGGCACTACCTTTCTGTACAGGTACTTTGCATAAATTAATCATGAAGGCTAATTGCGGTGGCATATATCTCCAGCCGCCAAGATTTTTGCTTTTGATACCATCGAACCCCCAGATACCTTCAACACAGTATCTTTCTATTTTGGTCCAGTATTCAGCATAAGCGGCAGATAAAGGGTGTAGATCTTTAGGATGATTTTGGTCAACGAATGGACTTATGTCGTATAGTGTCGGTAAGAGTTGGACTGGGTTTACCTCATACATGGTGTTCATTTTTATATATCAATGATTCAATAGATTGAGTTTTATTGTATAAAACATTCATCTTATTTGGTTGCGCCACACAACTCATTAGCTGCTCCGAAATTTCAATTTCATTACAGTTTACACTTAATCCTAATCTTGCTATGTTTAATGCACCGTTACAATCTGCATTTATAAGTTTGCCAGTTTCTGTAACGAATAGGCCCCGCTTTTTGCGCTTGCCTAAATACGTTTCATGTTTACCTATAACTTCTAAATCTAATGCAGAACATTTGCTAGTGTAGGCTTCTTGTGTTGTAATTGCTTCTATGCCTTCCATACGTGCCTTATATTTTATTTTATCTATTAAGGTAGCGTGAGGTATCAAAGTAAATTCACGATTTGTTTTTTTGCCTATGTTAATGTCTTGTTT